CCAGTTACCGCAACCGTTTTAGGCGGTCAGCGTGTCGCTTTTGAGCGAGGTGCTTTTGATGTCAATCAGAAAGCCGCCAAACTTATTGAGGGCCACGACTTAACGCAGTTACGCGGAACCGTAAACGCTCTCGCCGATATGGATGAGGGCTTAGGTTTCACAGCAACCTTCGCAAAGACGAGGGCCAGTTCGGATGCCGTAGAACTCATCCGCTCGGGTGCTTACGATGCAGTCTCCGTTGGCGCAGAAGTTCAGGAGTCGTACTACGACAAAGAACTAAAAGCCACCGTTGTCACTCGCGCTTCACTTGTCGAGTTATCGCTTGTCGCCGTTCCAGCGTTTTCGGGCGCAGAAATACGCGACCTAGTTGCCCAAGCCGACGAACCCGACGAAACAGAAATCCCAACAGAAACAACCCCACCAACACCATCCGAGGAGGATGAAACCATGTCAGAACCCACAACCGTTGAAGCCGCTGTCGCGACTCAACCGATCTATGCAACCGCCAAGCGCGAATTCAAATTGCCCTCAATGAGCGAATACATTTCAGCATTTGTTCGTGGTGGCAGTGATTTTGCTCAACTCAACGAAAACATTCGCGCCGCCGCGCCGAACGTGACCACTCCAGACATTCCCGGTGTGATCCCAACTCCCATCATCCAAAATGTGTTCAACTCGTTTGTTGGCTCACGCCCATTAGTGGATGCAACCACGTTGCGCCCAATGCCGCAGGGAGGGTCTGTATTCATTCGCCCTGTAGTGAATGTCCATAACTCAGTTGGTACTGCTACGCAGAACACCACCATCACCGCATCGGCTTTCGGAATTGATGATGTTCAGATCACCAAGACCATCCAAGGCGGATACGTTGAAATCAGCGAAGCCGCAATTGACTGGTCACAGCCTGAAGCACTCGGACCGTTGCTTGATGACATGGCCCGCGTCTATGCAGACCGCACCGACTTGCTCGCTTGCTCGGAATTGCAGACTGGCACCACCAACAGCAACAACTTTGCGAACGCATCAATCGCTGACCCGGCTTACTGGGTTGAGTGGATGTATACCGCAGCTGCTGACATTTTGACTGGCTCGAATGGCAACTTGCCGTCCATCCTCGCTGTGTCACCAAACGTCTGGAAATTGATGGGCAGTTTGTCCGATACCGCGGACCGTCCGTTGTTCCCACAGGTGGGCCCAATGAACGCTTACGGTTCACTCAATGTCGCATCAACCCAAGGCGCATTCGCTTTCGGTTTGCGCGTCGTCGTTGACCGCAACTTGACCTCGGCTGGCATGACCATCCTTGATCCGCGTGCCCTTGAAAACTACGAAATGGCTAAGGGTGCCGTTTCCGTGGAAATGCCCTCCCAGTTGAGCAGGCAGATTGCCTTCCGCGGGTACTGGGCAAGTAAGGTCATTGACCCAACGCTCACCATCAAGGCTGCTTTCGTCTGATAGACGGAAACTCTGAGAGGATCTGAAACATGGCTGTATTCACCGTTACCCGCGCTCAGCGTGTAGATGATTACGCCGTGTTTCAGACTCTTGAGGCCACTGACATTGGCATTGGTCAAACGATCATTGTTGCAGGAGTAGGAAACGATTTTGATGCGACTTACATCGTTCAGGCTGTCCCTACTTTTCTGTTTGTTGGTGTCGGCGTTGAAGGTGATTTCATTTATGATTACGACGTCACCCTCACGAATCAATTACTTGTCAAGTCAAACTTCGATAACTATCAAAGAGCTTCAGCGACTGGAACAGTAACTTGGACTCAGAGTTGTAGTTGGTTGTCCTCAACCGCTCCAGTCATAGAGTTTCTTGGCATTTCGTCTGCAACTGCTAACGACACAGCGTTTCTCACAACTTGTGTTGCAGCTGCGAACTCATGGTGTTTTCGTCGCAGATTTCAGGCTGGCTACCACGACAAATTGAACGTTGTTCCTGACAGTTCTGTACTGCTTGGAGCAACAATTTATGCTGCGGGCCTGTACCGTGAAAGGGGCACAACTGGAGACAGTTACGCCTCGTTTGGAGACATGAGCGGACCACCGCTAATGACCTTGGGTCGCGTGAATCAGTTGCTTGGCGTCAAACGCAGTCAGGTGGCTTAATGTGGCAGGAATTTTCACAGACACCATCAACACGGTGTCAGCGTCGCTCACAGCCTTGGGACTTAAACCAGTCACCGATCCGCGCAACGCACGACCGCTCACAGTGTTTGTCGAGTTACCGACGTTCACTTGTTTCAACAATCAAATCGCAGACATCACAGTTGATCTCAGAATCCTTGGCGCGCCACCCGGCAACCAAGACGCATCCGATTACATCCTCGGAGTGGTCGACACAATCATGAACAGCCCAATTGCCGTTTTGAGCGGTAACCCGTCGCTCGCTCAAATCGGTTCGCAAGAATTACCCGCATACGACTTAACAATCAGAATCGCTTCCAAGCGCATCCCATAAAGGAAACAATCATGCCCACAACAAAAACCGTTTACCTGTCTAACCCAACCGTCACCATCGGTGGTGTGGACGTCACTCAGAACACCAGCGCAGCCTCGTTGGAAATTGGCTACGACAGCCTTGAATCAACGACCTTTGGCGATACCGGGCACCGCTTTACCTCGGGCCTCCAAATGGTGAACGTCACCTTGACGATGTTCATGAACTACGGCACTGGCGAAATTGAAGCCACCCTGTTTGATCAGGTCGGCGACGGCACCACCACACTGGTCATCTCACCAGCGGGCGCGTCCGAGTCCGCAACTAACCCCGAATATACGATCAGTAATGCCATGTTGGCCTCATTTACGCCGATCGTAACGACCGTCGGAGAGCTCAGCCAAGTAAGCGTGTCCTACACTGGCGGCACTTGGGTTCGCGACATCACCCCGTAATCAACAAAGAAAAGAGACCCCGACATGATTGGCATGACATTAAAAGTAGAAATGGCTGACGGTGAAACATTTGAAGCACCGATCACCTACGGAGTTGCGTGCAGATGGGAAGACCATCATCCGACGCTCTCCGTGGGCCGTTTCTTAGAAGACATGAAATTCAAGCCCTTAGCGTGGTTGGCTTGGGATGCGTTACGAACAAAAAAGATTGTGGTCCCGTTGTTTAGCACTTGGGTTGAGAACGTCATGGATATCACGTTTATCCCAAAAGCCAAACAGGGCCCGCAGGACGAGCCACAAACCTGATCGCGCAGCTCGCTGTTCGGACAGGCATCAGTCCATTGGATTTGATGGAAACACCAGCCCAGATCATTGACGAAATGGTCAGGTTGATAATCGAGCAGAACGAGAGCAAGCGATGACAATTCAGGTGAAAGGTGTGGGCGAAACGCTGAGAGAACTCGGCAAAATCAACCCTTCATTGAAGCGTGAATTGAACAAGGACATTCGAGCAATTCTTAAACCGTTGCTGGCTGAGATTACTCAAGCAATTCCGTCGGCACCTCCGCTGTCTGGGATGGCTCACAACGGTCGCACCGGGTGGCCTAATCGCAAGAACCCACTAATCAAGATTGACTCACGAAAGCCCCGTAGGAACCTCAACGAGCCCCGTATGAGCGTCCCTGTCAACATTGTCCGAATTACAACCAAGGGCGCGCCTGTGGCGATTGTAGACATGGCTGGAAAGGGTGGAGGCAGAGTGTCTAGGCGCGAAACCAAATATCAGCGACCTAACTTTGCTGGCGCACTACCGGGTAACCCGTCCCGTTTCATGTGGGCTAAAGCCGCGGACTCTTTGTCTATGATTGAACGAGAAATGAACTCCACAATCAAGGCCGTGGTGCGCGAAGCAAACCGAGAGATGGCAAGGATTCGCTAATGGCAATCAACATTCCGATTATTACCAGCCTTGAGGACACAGGCATCAGAAGTGCCAAAGCCGCTTTTAACGATTTCAAAACTGCTGTTGGAAATGCCGAAGGCGGCGTAGGGAAATTTAAGGCTGGCTCAAAAGTCGCTTTAGATATTGTCTCAAAAAATGCCGCTTTGTTTGCAGTCGCAGCTGGTGCCTCAATTGGTAAATTTGTTGGTGACGGAATACAAGCATTTTCAGACCTAGCACTATCGGCAGGCAAGTTTGCTGATGCCACAGGGCTTTCCGTTCAGGACGCGTCACGCTATATCGAAGCTGCTGGCGATATCGGTATTCCAGTTGACGCCGTAGAACAAGCGATCGGTCGTCTAAACAAAACGATTGGCGCAGACCCGGACAAAGTTCGTGACCTTGGCGTAGACCTCGTATACCTAAGGGACGGATCGTTAGACGTCAACGAAACATTTAAAAACACGATTGACCGTATCAAGGGCATTAAGGACCCAGCTGAAAAAGCCCGAGTTGCTACCCAGTTGCTTGGCAAGGGCTGGCAGTCAATGGCTGAACTCATCAACATGGGTTCAGCCGAATTAACTGCAAGCCTTAGGAGCGTTTCAGAGGAACAGATCATTTCGGCTGAGGAATTGCAGAAGGCAAAAGATTACCGCGACGCAACAAACGACCTCGGTGACGCTTTTACAGAATTGAAATACAGTGCTGGCGAAAGTCTTATCCCACTACTGACCAAAGGTGCAGAGGCGCTCACCGTTTTAGTTGATGCAAGTGCCCAGTTTAAACGTGAAGATCCGCTGGAGTTTGCTAACAAAAGGCTAAGGGAATACTTTCAAGCGGCTCAAGATGCACGCGCCGACACAGACTTAATGAAAGAAGCAATTAAACAAGCCCGCAACCCGTTGAAAGAATTAGGCGATGAAGCGACTAACACAAAAGTCGCTTTCGTTAACGCTGATACTGCGTGGAAAGATTTAACTACCAGTCTTGATGAGGAAGTTGCACTAGACAACGCTAAAACAAAACTCGGTGAATTAGAAACCGCTGCTGCTCTCGCTTTCGGTACAGGCAGTCAACAGAACGTTGATGACTATGAAGCAAAACTGGCGGAGTTTGCCGGAGTCCTTGAAGGTATCTCGGGCACCATGGACGGTATTTCATCTAAAGAGATTCTGTTTAAGTTTAAGGCTGAGGGTCCAGCAGCTGCACTCGAATACGCGACGTATCTTGCGCGTGGCGCAGAGTACGGCGGGATCAGTCAGCAGGACGCTCTGACTCTTGCAGGAATTTCCACATTGCCTCAATTGAACTTTCGTGCGTCGGGTGGTCCTGTGATGGCTGGCGGTTCGTACATTGTGGGTGAGCGCGGGCCTGAGTTGTTTACGCCTGGCTCGTCTGGAAACATCACACCAAACAGTGCTATGGGCGGTGCCAATATCACAGTCAATGTGAACGGTGGAGACCCCAACCAAGTTGTCGCCGCCATTCAACAATGGGTTCGCAACAACGGATCACTGCAAGTCGCCACGACCTCATCAGTGAGGTTCTGATGGCTTTTGCTCTTACATGGAAAATAGAGTTTGGTGACTGCACAGGACTGACCGACATAACGTCATCTGTACAAAGTCTGTCTATTACGGCGAATGCTCGACTTGGCGGAATGGGCAGATCTACAGCTGCAGTTACTATTGAAAACTTTGACGGTGCTTTTACACCGGGTGGATCAGGAACATATGCTTCTACTGATTGGTTTAGCAAAGCGTTAATTATTACTTCAACATCGGGTGCTAATACGGGCACATCGTTTGTCGGGATTATTACCGATTTTGATATTCGTGACGTCAGTGGCAAAGAGTCATACGTGACTATTTCAGGTGTTGACTGGTTGTCCGTCGCAGGTCGTTCAACCACTGGCACAACATCATCTCAGACAGTCACTATTCCAGCGGCTTACACAGCAATCGTTAAAGGTTTTAATGGGTTTAGTGGTTTATCAAATAGGCAAACCATGGGAGCAGTACCGTTTGCTTTATGCGATTACACAGTTGCCCAAGATTCAACATCAGGCATTAACTCTCAACTAACCGACAATTACGGCGGAATCGGTACAGCCTTCTTTTTAGGTGACGGCATCAACAACATTATGTTGTCCTCGGGACTAGCAACCCTTTTCGCTACTGACTACATAAGAACAACCAGTCTGTGGACTTGGAAATACACCCTTCAGGGCCCCGGCAACAAAACTCAGAACTTGACTACTTACAATGCAGTCGGTACTGGTTCTGCTTTAACGTCTGGTCAACTTCCCTATGTAGAAATTGACACTGGTTTCACGCTTAATACTTTGATTAATAGCGCAAGAGTTGGAACCCTTGGTACATCAGATAGCAGTTCAATAGAGAAATACGGATCGCGTAACATTGAATTTTTAACACCGGGCAACGCTTCCGCTGCTTACAACATCACGCCTGCGACCAATTGGGTGACACGGTATTCAACACCACGGTTTATTCCGACGGAAATCACTTTTACTTATTCGTCATTGAGAGGTTCGGCGGTTGATGACGGTGTTGCAATGTTGCAGTTCATGCGTTTGTTGTGGCCCCAGTACGCCTTTTGGAATCAGATGTCTGTGGCTTATAAAGGTGCTGGTCAAAGTTCGGCAGTTAACTATCAGACGATCGGTGTTGAGATGACAATTAACGCAACACCTTCCGACACTAGTATTTCAATGCAATTATTGTCTGCGGTAGATAATTTGGCGTTTATTTTAGATTCAACAACTATGGGAATACTTGACACGAACCGTCTTGGTTAAAGGAGAAAAATTATGGCAGTTAACCCAAACACAGACTTCTCGTCGGGCGCAGTCCTTACAGCCGCGCAACAAAATCGCTTCCCTCGTGGAATCATGCAGTTGGCAACATCAATAACCAGTGACACTTCAGTCACTACTGAAGAAGTCGAATTGGGCGCAATATCGTTTACCGCTGTTGCAAACCGTTATTACAAAATTACTTACTTTGAGCCTGACATCGGTATTAGCGGTGCAGGTGCAAACACATTGCAAATGCGTATACGAAACGGCACAACTACAGCAGGCACACTTTTGCAACTTGCTTACCAGTGGATTCCGTCGTCATCAGTTGACACTTCTGGCACATGCCTTTGGTTTGGTACTCTTTCGGCTGGAACTCAGAACATTGTTGCCACTGCTCAACAAGGCGGTGCTGTAACTTTTCAATTGAACCGTGGCACAGGCAAAGCCGCATGGCTAGTAGTAGAGGACATCGGACCAGCATGATTATTAACCTTGAAAATACTGACAACAATTACGAAAGCATGATGCGAAAAGTCCGTGACTCTATGCTGAAAGAGTCCGATTGGACACAAGTCGCAGACGCACCAGTTGATCGTCAAGCATGGGCAACATACCGTCAATCCCTGCGAGACTTCCCAGCAACATGGACAGCAAGCCCAACCGCCGACTTCCCCGATACACCATGAAAACTCTCGTTGTCGTCGCAGGTCTCGCCATCGTCCTCATGTTTGTCGTCACCGGATGCTCCGACCGCACTCGAGAGAACTGTGAAACCCAACCAACCGCTACAAGGTGCAACCAATGAGAAAACGACTTAGCAACTCAGAGATCAAAGCTCGCCTAGTTCTCATGGTCGGCGTTG